ACCCATAATTCTACCATCATCAAGTTTGACTACTGCGTGTCCTTTACAATCTTCATTGTCCATTTGTATTTCGTATGGCATTAGTCTGGCCTTAAAATTGATATGTTTCCAGTTGTACTTTCGCTTATTGCGTAAATTTCATTATCTTGTGGTACACGTATTTCTATTAGTTCACCATTATCTAAATGTAAACCATTACTTGCAGTAACATCGCTACCACCTAAATACATTTTATTTGAGTGGTTATTGTGAACGTAAATATGCTGTTCAAAATTTTGACTATCTAAAATTTTAACTGCTGTATCTGGTGTAATACTAATACTTGCACTAATCATTTGGTAACTCGTTTGTTGGATCGTGTTCGTCTATACCTTGTGGTTCAAGCGTTGGATCTACCAATGCACCTTGTAAACCAATGTAGAACTTGTCGCCACCCTCGTAAGGTTCTAAATCCATTTTTGCCCTTGCTTCGTTTGGTGTCATAATTCCAGAACTAACAGCTACTTGAAATGACCTAACTCTACTTAGTTGGTCGCCACGGCTATATTCATCTGTGTCTAATTTAACAAACTGTTTACCCGGTAATAATGTGCTAAAACCATCTTCAATACGTCTAATCCACGGCAACAATGTATGTCTAATAAAAGCAAGTCCATTACTTTCAATATTTGAATAAACATTTGAACCGTCTTTAGATAACAACAAATGTGCTGGTATTCTAAATACTCTTGCAATCTCGTGAACAATCTGATCTCTTGCTTCAATTAATTCTGGCCCTGCCCCTGCACTTACTGGTTTAAACTTTAAGCCACCAGTTAATACAGCTGGTTTTCTATTTCTATTATGGTTGTTAATCCAAGTTTCTTTTAATATATTTGCTTGTTCAGCTGATAAATCTCTATCTGTTTCAAGTACTGAACTTGGTGTACCACCTTGTCCATAAAACTGTGCGATATGTCTTTCCATAGCCAATGCAAGTCCATAGGTATTTGAATTGGTGCGAAGTGGACTTACACCTATTAACTGACCGGGATAGCAATACCACACAAAATGTAACATATTGTCGCTTGTTATTTTTCTATCGTAAGAACCTTTTTTAGTTTGTAGCATATAAACTTTTTGTCCGTCTGACATTTCAACTTTCACTTTTTCTGGGTGTATTGGTGTAAGCTGTATTGGTCTGCCTTGTCTGTCTTTATCTACTAACACGAAACTATTACCGTGCATAGCTAATGATGTGATTATTTGATGTAACAATGAAAACATTGATAAATCAAGACTTATATTTGGTTTTTCTAAAAATTTTGGTTTATCAGTAAATATTGTCTTTTGACCGTCATAACGAAGTGTTTTGACTGGAAGTAACGCAATACTATCAGCAATTAATGATATTGCACTAAATACAGTTGATATACCAAGTGCAGACATTTCATTAACTTTTTCCCCGGTGTAGTTATATAAACCACCCTCACGTAAAGCTAATAAATCAACAAGGTTTCCTAAAGCTGCGTCCCTGTTTTCTACTCTTTTGAATAAACTCATCTAACTGCTAAATAACTTCCTATAATTAAAAACGCACCAGCGACTATTAACGCTAATGATACGTTTATTGTATATACTCCATAAATTATAAGTCCTGCACCTAATACTTCAGTTAGTGTTGTTATATAGTTTTTCATACCATTACTTTTTTAATTTTTTTAACTAAATCAATCATATAAAGTTTACTTTCATCTTTTTTATTAAAATGTATATTAATAGCATTTGGTATATCTTTAAGTGGGTGTTGTTTATCTTGCACTCTTATTCTTATAATTTTATATCCCTCATTTATAATAGCATTAGTTCTTCTTAGATCTCTTTTATAACAATTTGTATGATACCTAGCACCGTCATATTGTATAACCCAATCTTTTACAACTATATCAACTGGATAACCAGCAATTTTTTTAATTTTTCCATTTAATAATTTTCTTAATTTAATTTCTGGTTTACTTGTAAATAATTGACTAACACATTTTGGACAACCCGAATTATTATTTACTCTAGCATTTACCGTAGTAACCCACTCGTGTTTTTTTTCGCATTTCCATATAAATTTTTTATTACAACCGGGTACAACTTCATTTGGTTTAATATTATTTTTGCTTGACCATTGTTTTGCTATTTTTGGATATTTTGTTTGTAAATCATTACCTTGTCCAACTTTTAAACCTCTACAAAATGGACATTTATCGCCTTTAGTTTTTTGATATACTTTTTGTTTGTAACTATGTCCTATTTCACATTTCCACCAAACATAATGTTCTGATTTTGACGCTAATTCATAAGGTGTATCTATATTTTTTTCATAATCCCAGTATTTAAGTAAATCTTTATGTAAATAACCAAATGATTTTTCTTTTGTTACAAGTTTATATTTTAAACATTTTCTACAACCATTTTGATTTTTTTTAAATGAATTTGTTATACTGTCAATTCTAGTTTTATAATTATGATTTTTTTCACATTTAAAATATCTATATTGTCTACTATATTGTGATATGTCATTTGGTGTATCTTTATTAATTTTATAATCCCATAGTTTTACTACATTAGGATATGCTTCTTCTAATTTCACTCCACGTTTAGTCATAAGTTTATAATAGCAACTTTTGGTTCATCATCTAACGGATCTGGTGCAGTTATACGGTCAAGCATAATAACCATAGCTATTGCAGCGTCAATCTTTCTTTTACTTCTACCCTTTGATAATCGCCAACCCATATCAGTAGTACGTTGTGCTGCTGACATTACTTGATCTGTAAACGTTGGGTCGCCGTCGTGTCTTACTTTTGTGTTTGCAATTAAATCATAAGCGTTGCCACAAGCTGGTATCATACGTGAGTGCGTTTGTGGAAAGTTTACCATTGGTACGCCACGATCTAACAATACTTGTGCTGAACGTTCAAAAAATGCTGGGTCATACGCTACTTCTTTAACTTTGTAATCTTTCATCAATGAAATAATAAATGTTTCTATTTCTTGGTAATCCATAAAGTTTTCATCATTTGGTAGCCATATTTTTGATTTCATATTAATTATTTCATTGTCATCTTTTTGACCATACACTATTGCAACGCTGTCGTGTCGTAGTGCCATATCTACACCAACAAATGTATCTAAGCCAACTTCTAGTTCTAATTGTTCATCTTGACAAGCTAACCATTTTTCTATCTCTATCCAGCTTTCTTCTTCTGTTCTAGTCCATTGATTAAGGTGGTATCGTTGAAACTCGTTTATTGGTAATGACTTATGCCTACGTCTTAGGTTTTCTATTGGCCACCAATCATTAGGAATTGCCGGGTTTACTTTTTCCCAAATGCTTTCGTCTGTTGGATTATCATCTTCTTTTGCACCAATCCATTTAAAATAAAATTCTGGATCATCTTGCTTTCCTGCTTCTTTTAATAATCCACGTTGATACATACGACCTGCCATACTATCTAAATCGTGTCCAGCTGTTGTGATGTTTAGCACTAATCCGTCTTTACGTTTAGCTGTATTGTTTGATAAAACATAATGTACACGTTCTAAGTTAATGTTATTCCACTCGTGTATCTCATCAGCTATAAAGCAACTGTTTCTACCACCGTCTGCTGTTCCTGCTTTTGCTGCTACTCTAAATGCTCTACCCGGTGCGTTCTTTACCTGTATTTCGTTTTCAAACGTTTCAACCATATCACGTAAAAATATACTTTCTTCGCACATAGTTTTCATAGTTCCAAACACTAGGTTTGCTTGTTCGTAACTTGCAGCTGCAACGGCTACTAATGGACTGGTTACACCAGATCCAAGAAGTTCATATAGTCCTATTGCAGCTGCTAAAGCTGTTTTACCATTTCCTTTTGGTAGTCCTATTAACGCTTCCCTGTATTTTCTTTCGCCATTATCTTTGATTTCATACATATCGTATATGATTGCTTTTTGCCAATCATCAAGTTTAAATGGTTCACCGAAAAAATCACCCTCACCGTGTACGCAAAACTTCTCAATAAACTTTACAACTCTTGCACCTTTTGTTTCTGGTAAAGTAATCATTTGCACATATTACATTTCTTTATATTTTGACCATCATAAAAATAATCATTACATTTTTCGCACCTAGTTAAATATTCTTTTTGTTTATTATCAACCATTATTCTTCTTCCAGCATTAATATACGTGGATCAATTAATTCTTTTTCTTCATCATCTTGTAAAAGTTGTTGAAGCTGACGAAAACCCATAGCATTTTCGCTAAAACTAATACCAAGTCTTTGACGACTAAGTGGTGTTAATCCAAGTTCTTGTTCTAGTTTTAAAATCTTTTCTTCTAGTTTTAACGTTAAGCTAATTAATGGATTGATTGTAGGTTGCCCTGTTGATCCAACACTTAATAAACCTTTATTACCTAAATTTTGTATTGTACGGTTAGCACGTTCCACTTCATCGTAATATTGAAACAATCTATAAAACGCTGGGAAGTCCACTTGTTGTGCTGTACTTGCAAGTTCGCTATCCCAATATTGTTTCCAGTAATTACGTGTTTTAGTTAGCCAACGTGAATTAGCTTTTGGTGTTTCAAATCCTTTACCACCTTGTATTACACTCAATGAATTATCCCTATGCCCTGTTAATTTATCTTTTTGTTTAGGTATGCGTCCCCTTTTACCCATAACTTTGTCCTTTATACATTGACGCACCCTGTTTTTTTATTTCATCAAATGGTATCACATCAACTGTTAGGTTTTTTTGTAATTCTGGTTTTAAAAATTTTATATAACGTAATTGAAATCCTTGTAATATCTTTGCACCAGTTTTTTCACATAAATACTTTATGCTACATTTACCGTCTGTAATTTCATAAAAATTTTTGTTTCCAAATATTTTCTGTTTTGTTGTTTGATGTGCTGTAAAAGTGTTTTTGACTCTTTTAGATTTAGTAAGATACAAATACCATATTAGTACATAAATTATCGCTCTGAAAATATTGCTTACTGATTCACTCAGAATAAACCTGTTAACTTCAGACGGTAGTCCGCTGATACCAATGAATATTGGAAACTCTACTAATGAATAAATAAAAAAACCAATTAAATATCTTTTCGCTAATTTTATAGCCTGAGGGTTTTCATTAAAGATTAAAACTCCACAGTAAATACCAAAACCAAGTATGGAAGCAGTCATTAAAGTATCAACAATAAGTCCGCCAGTC